TGAAAGAAGAAGATTGATACCAGAGGGGACGGTCGGGAAACTGGCCTTCCCCTATTGACTTTTGCTGTATCTAAATATAGTATAGGAATAGTTAAGCAATCAGATGAAGACCTTCTCTCAATTTTGTTCTGAAGCATATGATAAAGATGTGATGCAATCTTCACAGATTCGTAGAACTGGAGAAGGTGGAAGAATTGGTGCAGAGAGAAAGAAAACAGAAGCAGAAAGACGCCGCACTAAGTTAGGGCCTGGCGGTACAAGAGTTCCTGCAAAGGAATACAAACCACGCAAGGACATTGGTACTCAACGTGCTGCATCTACAAGAGTTCAGCAACCAGAAAAGGAAAGAGGTTCTGCTGCACTATCACCTAAAGAAGCACAACGCAAGGCATACCTAGAGCGCAAAGCTAGAGAGGGTGGTGGATCAACTAAGTCAAGAGATTTAGAGAAGCAAGCAAGCAAACTTCTCACCAAGAAAAAAGCAGCAAAACCAACTGGTGGGAAGATTGAAAGAACTACCAGCCGCGAATACACCAGAGACGAGAAGAAGAAAATGGTGAGAGCTGGTAAGAGATTGCATAAAGACATCATTGCAGGTAGAGAGAAGGACGCATCACACTATCAACCCTGATAAAAACTGGGCCACTGAAATTGTCCTAGTATTGTAAGCATCACCAGCACCCTTTACAAGCGTCTGTAAGGGTGCTATTATTATTCTTTGGTATCTGACTACCCTCCTGTGACTATTTCTCTTCGTCCTCATCAAGAACGTGCTGTAGCTGCAATGCTTGAGTACGCTAAAGGTCAGATCATTGTTCCTACTGGTGGTGGCAAGACTCTGAAGATGATCTATGATTGTCTGCGCGAGTTGCAATCACAAACTCCTCAGACGATTGTTGTTGTTGCTCCTCGTATCTTGTTGGCAGAACAACTCTCTGCTGAGTTTCTTGAGTTTATCACTAATGCTGAAGTGATGCACGTTCACAGTGGAGAAACTCACCACTTTAGCAGCACCAAAGTGTCTGACATTCAGGCACATGATGTTGGTTGCAAGGTTACGAATCGTCATCAGTTGATCTTCACTACCTACAACTCTCTGAATCGTCTTCAGGCAGCAGAGATTGATGTGGATACCATCTACTTTGATGAGGCACATAACAGCGTTCAGCGTCACTTTTTCCCTGCTACTGAGTATTTTGCTGCTAATGCACGACGCGCATACTTCTTTACGGCTACGCCGAAACATTCCCTTGCTATTGGCAAACCTGGGATGAATGATTCTGCTGTCTACGGTCAAGTCATCTGCAAAGTTCCTGCTCCTGAGTTGGTTGAAGGTGGTTACATTGTACCTCCCAAAGTGATTGTCAAGCAATTGGCTATGGTACAAGGCAAGCAGACCAACTTTGACCGCGATTCGGAGAATCTGCTGGAAACCATTGATGACAACAAGGTTGGCAAGATTCTGATCTGTGCTAAAGCAACCAAGCAGATTGTCTCGCTGGTGTCTGAAACTGATTTCTGCTTCCAGTTGGAATGTCGCGGTTATTCTTGGATGTATATTACTGCCAAGACGGGCGCAGTTATTGATGGCAAGAAGGTCAATCGTGAGGTGTTCTTTGATACTCTAAGTGCATGGGGCAAAGACAACTCCAAGAAGTTCGTAGTTCTTCACCACTCCATCCTCGCAGAAGGTATCAACGTCAGCGGTCTGGAAGCAGTATTGTTCCTCCGCAATATGGACTTCATTGGTATCTCCCAGACCATCGGCCGTTGCATCCGTTTGCATCACGATGACGCTAAAGGTATGCGCGATGGACGTATCGAACCTGGCAACCTGAGTCAGTATAGCAAATCGTTCGGTCTTGTGTGTGTTCCAGTGTACTCTAAGGTTGGTATTGCTACCGCTCGTGCAGTTCAGTCTGTTGTTGATACAATCTTTGAAAAGGGAGAACCTGCCATTTCTACTGTGAGGCGATGAGTCTCATGGTAGACTCAAGGCCATGACTGGGGTGAAAACCTGATTTTTTTGCAATTCTACCTGTGGCATGTCATAGGTCATCGACCGCAACAAAAACGACAATTTATTGGAAAGTATAATGAAAGAGGGATTCATCATCGGCAAAGGTGAATATGCAGCTATACCATATGGTAATCAACTGATGGTAATTCACATGGGTCAGCAACTCAAGGTATGTAAAACTGAAGCATCAGCAAGAAAGTTTATTGCAGATCATAAAAAAGGCAAATCTGTTGCTAAGCTTCCCATTGATTAAAACTGGGCCCTGTAAAGTGTTTCACTATTAGAACAACTCAACTCATGTCAACCCGTACCATCCTTAACGAAACTGTAGGTGATGCAGTGTATAAACTGCGTCAACGTAACTACTGGAAAGGTTCTTTCTTTGAGGAAGTCGTTCAACTGAGTAATGATGAGCGCGGTAAATGGGGAGAGCAAACTCTATTCAAGTTTATCCAAGCTCTGACTCCTTACAATGTAGAGTGGGATGAGGACCAAAACATCAACAATGCTGATGGTGTTTATGACATTTGGATTAACCGTCCAGATGGAACTAAGGTCCGCATTGAAGTGAAGACTGCAAGCCGTGGCACTGGTAATAAATCTAACTGGCAACATGAGAATCTTTATGCCTCTGAAAAGTGGGACAAACTTGTATTCATTGACTTTGAATACTCTACCATTTGGTTCACTGTCCTAGATTATTCTGAGGTAACGTTTGATTCTCGCCACCCTATCTTCGGCACCAAACCTACTCTTCGCAACGATCAAAACGACAAATACAAGTGGGATTTCCGCGACAAACAAGTGCATCTGGGTGTTGCAAACGGTCACACTTTCTGCTATGATATAGAAAATCCCTCCGATGCTGAGTTCTCAGATTTCCTGACAAATAAACTGGCATGAAGAACATCTACGACTTCTTTCTTCCAATCTATCAAAAGTTCGGTATCGAGACTGTGTGTGAAGAACTGTCTCTTCACAAAGGTACAGTGAACCGTTGGCTTGAGAAGAAAGAAGTTCCCTCCCAATACTACTTTGATTTGTGTAGACTTGCGGAGGTTCCTGTTCTGTATTCTAACTTCACAGAAAAGGAGAAAGATCAGTTCTTTACTGCACCAGAAACTGCTGAGTATTGTTATAATCAAACGCTCAAGATTCTAGGCGATCTTGGTGTTGATCTGCGTGAATATACTTTTATTGAACCATCAGCAGGAGATGGCAGTTTCTATAACATTCTACCCATCTATCAACGTGTTGGTGTTGATATTGAGCCAAAGTGTGATGGTGTAGAGAAACAAGACTTTTTGCGCTGGAAACCTGATACTGAAAAAAACATTTGTATCGGCAATCCTCCATTCGGCTTGCGAGGACATTTGGCACTGAAGTTCCTCAATCATGCCGCACAATTCTCTGATTTTGTCTGCTTCATTGTCCCTCAGTTGTTTGATAGCAACGGCAAAGGTAGTTGTAAGAGTCGTGTGAAAGGTATGAATCTAATTCATAGCGAAACTGTAGACTCTGCATTTCACTATCCTGGTGGCAAATCTGTGTCTGTGAATGTAGTCTTTCAGATCTGGGCTAAGAATCATAAGGTAGATGAAGAGCAAATTGATTTGAGTAAGATTATCAAACTCTATTCTTTATCTGATGGTGGCACACCTGGAAGCACAAGGAATAAGCAATATCTGTACTCTTGTGATTACTATTTGCCATCTACATGCTTTGGTGAAGATTGTATGAAAGCATACACACATTTTGAGGATTTGCCTCATCGAAGAGGTTATGGAATTGTAGCACTTGCTGACAAAAGTGTGATTGATAGTGTTATGCAATCTATTGACTGGTCTAAGGTATCATTTCCATCCACAAATGGGGCATTTAATCTTCGATTTGACATCATCGAAAAAACTATCTGGAAAATGTTACCTGATAACCTCAAAAACAATCAAATGCCCTTGGATTCTTTCTGGGCCCTCTAAAGTGTCCTAGTAGTGTAAGACGCATCTATTCTATGCCTCGCGCTCGCAAGCAAACCGCAAATGTTGCTGCTGTTGCTCCTGAGGTGAAAGTTCCTGAGGTTCTCATCACCCGCGATCAATACATTGCTGACATTAAGGTTCGTTGGCAGATCCACCAGTATGAAGTCAACAAACTTCGTGAAGATGTGGTTAAGTTCACTCAAACTGTTTCTCCTTATCTGAAGCAAACAGTTGATTATGTGACTGAAAAGTATCAACAACTGGTTTCCCGTCAGGTAACTGCTTGATGATACAATGGCACTCTCAATGAGTGCCTTTTTTAGTATAAATCCAACTGGGCCCTCTAAAGTGTACCTATAGTATGAAGAACACTCACCTCGAACATCCAGAAGATTCTATCCTAACGGGAGATCTTTCAGTTCTTGATTGGTTTCACGAGCAAGATAGCTTTATCTCCACCAAGATGGATGGTGCTCCTGCTATTGTGTGGGGACGCAATCCTGCAAATGGTAAGTTCTTTGTAGGCACCAAATCTGTCTTCAACAAAGTAAAAATCAAGATCGCACACAATCATGAAGAAATTGATTCATTCTATGAGGGTAAAGTTGCGCGTATTCTTCATGCTTGCTTTGATTGTCTTCCTCGCACAAAGTCTATCATTCAAGGTGATTTTATTGGGTATGGTGGTAGTGATAGTTACCGCCCCAACACGATTACTTACATCTTTGATGAGATAATCAATCAGGATGTTATCATTGCACCCCATACAATCTATGGTGGTGGTGATGATCTGCGTGAGGTTTCTGCTGCTCCTTTGACTAGCAAACTCATCAGCACTGATCGTTGCTTGTTCTTGCAGCCTGAAGTGGTATTGCATCCTTACCGTGAAGATTTGGAGGATGTGTGTAAGTTTGCCAAGCAAATATCTACGTTGTGTGAGTTTGTAATGCCAAACAAAGCAACAAAAATCAAAAAAGCAATCAATGAGTGCATCCGTGAAGGAAATGCCATTGATGAGGATGAAATTGCAGAAAAATGTGATTGTGACATCAACCTGATTCGGCTTTGGAAGTTGGTGAAGTCTATCAAGGATGATTTGTTCCTATTCATTCGTGAAGAGGATGAAATCGGTTGCCTGATTGGTAATGAACCAGTGTGCCACGAAGGGTATGTCATCACCAATAAGTTTGGCATGTTTAAGGTAGTTGATCGTGAAGAGTTCTCTCGTGCAAACTTCACAATCGCAAAGAATTGGTAATTGGGCCCTGTAAAGTGTCCTAGTAGTATGAACGCAACTACCATGCAAGCACAAGCACAACAATCCATTGCAGAGAATGTTCTCAAGTACACTCTCATGCTATGTGATGCTCTGGAGCAGAACTTTAAGGATCGTAACCATGGCAAAGTCGGTCGTCATGATGCACCTGAGTATAAGTTCTACCCAGAAACGGGTCGTAAGTATCACAAACTCATTATGAACGCCAATGGTTCTCGTTCCGTCCATGCTTTCGTTGATAGAAAGACTGGTGAAGTTTATAAGTCTGCCAGTTGGAAGTCTCCTGCTAAAGGTGTAAGATTTGACCTGCGATTGATTAAAGATCGTGAATGGTTGCTTGAAAATGCTGACTGGGCTGGAGGATACCTCTACGCACGATGACTTACTCTAACCTCTCAAAGATTCGTCCCAAACTGAGGACACAAGGTAACATCACTGGTAACTTTGGAAAAGCAAAAGCCAAAGCAGGTTCTTCACTCAATGACCTTGGTGGTGATGGTAACATTGGTGTGACACAAGATGAATACCTAAATCGTCTTTATTATGCTTTTGATAACACTACCGAACCTAAACTTCGTCAGTTTCTTTATCAGGAGATCCGCAAAATCCACATTCAAAGAGGAACATGGTAACAATGAAAATTGATGACAAATTGATTCGAGTGATTGATAGTCTCACCAAGGCAGTGAATGTATGCTATGCAGTAGATAATAGCAATGGTGATGATTATGAAAAGACCTATCCTTTTGCAACTGGTTATTCTAAATCTGCAATGAATGGTGCTATTGATGATCTGAGTCGAATTGTTGATTATCTTCGCAAAGATCTTGATTAAGTAACTATCATTGGGCCCTGTAAAGTGTCCTAGTAGTATGACAAACACTACCGAACGCAAGTTTCACAACATCTCCATCGAAGATCGTGAGATGTTTGCCTACAATTCTTATCGTGAAAAGCAACAAGCTGAGTTGAAGCGTATTATGGCACAACCAGAGCAACCGATTAAGTATTGCTTTGAGTTTCTGAAAGGTTACATCAAAGAAAGTGATGATGGTATGAAAAAGAAGTGCTATGATGGCATTGCTAAGCATAGCGAACTCCTTGATTACTCTGAGGCACACTACTGATGAAAAACTATCGCGTTCAAGTTGAAACCTACGACGGATGTGTGACCGTTTGGTATGAGAAATCCAAAGCAAAGACTGCGGACAAACTTATACTCAATCGGGTCTACAATCAACTCTGTGGTCTAAACATTAAAGAGATTTCTGTCAATCCTTCTGTATAATGATGTCAATAACTAGAGAGAAACTCATTGATGCATTGGTGAGAGAATATGAGTTTCTTTGCCATGATGATTTTGATCCTGATTTGGATTTATCTGTTGAAGAGTATCGTATGATGCTAGAGGAGATGAGCTTTGGTGAATTAGTAATTGAAACTGGTACAGACAAAGAATACACTCTTGACAATTATATGGCGGTCTATGGTGAATGAAGTGTGAAGTTAAGTTATATGTTGCGGGCAAAGTCTTCACTGAAGAAGTATATGCCCGTGACTATCAAGAAGCAAGAGAAGTAGCACTAGCTCGCAATCCTAATGCTAAAGTTATTGGAGTGACTGCAAAGTTTTAATCATTGGGCCCTGTAAAGTGTACCAGTAGTATGACACACAACAATCCTTACGTTCAAAACCTCATCGAAATGGGTTACGATGAAGCAGACTGTCAGACTGTAGCAGCTGCAGGTGTTAAGAAGACTTTTCCTCTTAACATTCATGGTCGCATTTTTAACACTCAAGCTGAGTATGATGATGCACTTGCTGACTTCATCAATGGTCTCTGATAATTATTGGGCCCTTCAAAGTGTTCTAGTAGTATGACTCAAACCTTTTCCGTCCGATTCGATTCCAATGCACTCAATTCTCCCGAGTATATTGGACCTTTCTACTCTGAAGATGAAGCACAAGATTATGCTGATGACCGCAACAGTTCTTTAGCATTATCTGGTATTCCTTCCTCTGTTGCTTGTTACTCTGTCGTCTGATCCATGCAATTCCAAGTTACTGAAATCGAGTTTGATTTTGACTCTGATGATGACTTTCCCGAGCACGGGTTTAGTAACATTACCGATGAAACGATTGGTATGATCTGGGAAGCAGATGATGAGGATGATCTAGTTGAAGAGATCACAGCTGCAACTGGTTGGTGTATTAAATCCATTGATTATCGTCACGTTCTGAAATGATTTCTCTTCCTAATCCTACAAGTAAAATGTCATTTACTACTGCCCTCATTGCATCTGGTTATGTATTTGATGATGAGAATTATGATGGTTGTTATGTGAAACAAGATGCAGAAGGTTTCATTCATTGTTATCAGGAAAATGTAGATGATGAAACTGACACTCTCTGGAATTATGTTAAAATGACTGATGATTTTGATGTTATCACTGAGGTAACTTTCGATCCTGATTCTGATACCATCGTCTGATTCTTTTTCTGAACAAA